CTTCAATAACAGCTTTAGCTAATTGTACAGGACTCTTCCCGAATTGCATTGCAACTGAAGTTGGAAGATTCCCAATTCCATCATAAATATCAGCAAATGCGCCATCGTATGTTTTTGATAATTCAGAAGCGAAATCTTCTAATTCTTTACTCGATGCTTTAAAAGACTCAGCAAGATCTGCAGATGTTTTACCTGGAGCTATTGCTGATTGATATTTTAACACACCCTGAAGTGCTTCAGCTGATAAGTTAAGTTTATTTCGTATTAAGTCTGATTCTTTTAATATCTGTGTAGAAAAATCACTACTTTGTCTATAAAATCTAGCTTGTCCTGGTATTAATTTATTTAGTTCAACAACATATGTTTTCAATTTATCGGAATTAACCTTAAGAGACTTTCCAACTCCGTCTAATGCATATCCTAATTCAGCTGCACGTTTTGTGCTTACCTGAAACCCGGATTGTAATTTAAGATTTAACTTTTCTAGAATATTGATTTCATCATATGCTCCTCGAGCTTTTTGTCCTAAATAATCAAATCCGCCTGCTTTTAGTGCTTCAGTACCAAAATCAGTATATATTGTATTTAAGTTTCCAATACTAGCTGCTAAATCACTTGCTATATCTGCTGCAGTTTTTGCCATTTTTATATCAATCTATTTAATTATAAATATTACAATGGCGATTTTACTACCTTAGATTTCTTAGATGGTCGTTTTGATTTATTAGCTTCTTCCTGAGCTAATTTTTCATCTTGCATTTTATTTAATTTGCTAATCCAAAATCTACGTATATGTACTGGCATTGTATACAAAGTCTGCCAATCCCAACGGCCGGATCCGGCCCAAATTAAATTAAATAAACTTTCATGCAAACTAACTCGATCTTCGGGCTTAAAACCAAAAAAGGTCTGAGCTAAACGGAAACCCTGATTTGAAGGTGCTCCCATCTTCACCTTCAAATTCATAATCTAGTACTAAGTCTGGCGTATTTTTTGTTAAGTGTGTTCTGAATTTTTTAGAATCCTTAGCCATAAATTTATAACGAATAAAATCTTGTATATCTTCTGTTTTTCTAGAATCATTTACTTGCGTAATGGTGTGTGCTAAAAAATCTGATATTTTTAGATCGTCGCCATCTCCGTTTAATAAAAACTTAAATTTTAAAGTTGTTCCATCTTGTACAGTATAATCGAATTCGCCATTATCATCTGATTGAATATTAAATGTAGGAGCTGTTAATTTTGTTAAATCTACCGTACGCTCTAACTCTTTGCCGGATTTTGGATCTTTAACTAGTACATCATATTCTTTACCATATGAAACAATACGAGCTGCAATAATTAATCCATTTTTGTCAATCTTAGCAATTGTAGAATAATCAACTGGCGTTACTATTAATGCTTCTAGTAACTTATCTAATACAATACCCTCGCGCATATATGAAGCGTTAGTTAAGATATCTTCATCATATGCAGTCATATATCGCATTTCAATTTTTCCGTCACGAAGTGGATGATTTTTTGGATATACTAATCCATTGCTAACTAACGTAAATATTTCAGAAGGCATCTGTGTGCGCTTCGATTCTTCATACTGTTTTTTTGCTAATTGTATCAAACTTTGGTCTGATAATCTATCTGTCATGCTCATAACTTTACCTTTTATAACTTTTATATAAATATGTATGAACACAAAAAATGGGGGTCAATGCCCCCATTCTAGATACTAGTATTTTATTGTTTAATATTGGAATATTGCGTAATCGTATTTCAATGTGATTTCTATTGTCATTGCATCTTCTGTAGCCCAATCCATAGTTCCAAAATTAGAATCGCCAATCCATGCGTGCATTAACGTCCAATTTTCAATTTTTTCACCCATCGGCGATAATGCATAACATTCGATATTACGTTTATAATCTGATGCATATCCATCGCGACCAGTTTGTGATTCGTGATGAAAACGAATCCATTCCATAACTTCCGTTGCACCTTCTTTTGTAACTGGGTCATATAATGTAATTGCAATATCATTCCATCTAGATTTCCCTTTAACTTTACGGTCAACGTTTATGTGATCTAATACAATCTCACCGTTAGTCATTGATGGTCGAGCTGCAGCTTTAATTAGATATGCAGGAATGTTAGTACCAGCAATTTGCATAATAAAACGATTCGAATACTTTGGTTCCCAAGAAAATGCAGAATAAAATAAATCTGCTTGGCTAATATCCGGTAATGTTGGTGTTAATGCCATTCATGTCCTTATTTTTAATATAAATATCAGCAAAGTAAAAAAGGTAGAACCGAAGTCCTACCCTTTTATAAATTTATTTAGATTATTCTGGGAAGCTAGCTCCTGTCGGTTGAATATTGAAATCTAATATAATAAACTCAGCTGTTCTTGTTGGTTGTAAGAACAACTGTCCGTATAAAATATTTTGATCAATTACATCCGGCGTATTATTTGATTGATCCATAATAACTTTAAACGCAAATAAGCCTTGTTGAGCTCTTACTTGCTCTAAATATGGATTAACAATACTTAGGAATCTTAATCTAGTTGCATCTGTATTTTGTTCAAATACTAAATATTTAGTTGATGATGCAATATATTTCTTAACCGTAATCAATAAACGACGAACACTTACGCGGTCTAATGCACTTGGACGAGCTTGTAAAGTCTTTTGACCCCAAATTGCAATTCCTTCATTAGGGAAGTTCGCAATAGGATTAATACGTGCTTCATACAATGTGTCTCGCATTGCTTGTGATACATTAATATATGTATCAGATACAGCTGTCAATCCGCCTCGAGTCAATCCAGCTGGGGCATACCATGGTGCTGCAACAGCATCATTCAATGATAATACTCCTGGAACTACAACACTTGGTGGTACCCATAATGGAATGTTATTGGAAGGATTATTAATTCTTACCCATGGCCAATATGTTGCTGTATAATTGCTATCTAAACTTGTTACTTGATTAACTACTGCTGTTAAGTTATCAGTCAATGCATTAGAATCCATTACGAAGAATGTATCTTGACGAGTTTCACATAAATTACGAGCTGCAGTTGTTACTGAACTATGAATACTATCAATAATACCTGGTATAACTAATAAATTAATATCATAGTAATCAGTATTACTTAACAATGTAAATGCTTTGTTATATGCTTTAGTTCCCGTAGAAGTTGCATTAGTACAATCAAACCCGAATGTATTGTCAGTGGAAATATATGTTCCCGAATATTTTGGTAAGTTTGGACGAGCTCCGTCAAATCCACCTTGGAATCCAACAATAAATTTACGAGTGGTAGTTGCAACGTTATCTGTAAATGTTCCTGCTGCTAAAGCAGTTTGCAATGACCCGCTATATGCTGTTGTAGTTGACGGGAATGCTGCTGCAGCATCTTGACTTACATTACCTAAATAGAAATCTACATTGCTACCCGTTGTTGAACCCGAAGTTGGGACTGGCGCTATATAGTTTAAGTTGTTAGTATTAGTAAAGTCAAATCCAAAATAGTTTTTATTGCTGTATAATGAATTTACAACTTGAGATGTTACATATGATGTTGCAGATAAATTCAATGAACCTGATGCTGATGGTACTGGTGAATTCATTGCACGGAATCCAAACGGCACTAACGATTTATCATTTGTAGCATTTGATACACCTGCATCAACCGTTACTCGTATAAATTTAGATAGATTAGGATAATCACCGTTTACAACAATATCGCCTGCATCTGTTACAGTTTGGTAACGGTCTCCAATAACTCTTGAAATATATCTAGTTGAATTTGGATTCAAATTGACATTTTGAAATATCTCAACTAAGTCTGGAGATGCATCTGTATCTTGAGATGAATACGGTGTATTTCTAAGATTCGTTGTATTAACTCTGCGTACTTCAACTGTAAATGATCCATATCCGCTTGGGTCTGAAACTTCTGTTGCTAAACGAATATCTCGGATACCTATTTTAACTTCTTGATTTGCAGATGTTCCGTCAGCTAATGTATTGAAACGGAATAAATTCTTTGCAGTTGTTCCAATTAATTGCGATGTAATCCATGGTGTTGCTGCTTTACCTGAAGCATTTGCATAATCTGTTAAAAATTCATAGTTTGAAAATTTAGCTAATTCTACTGTTACATTGCCCAAGTTGTTAAATAATGCTGATGCATTTTTATTTTCATATTGAACATATACTGGGTAGTCTACTGATTTAGGTCCTGTTCCGAATACTGTTGCAACGTACTTGTTAGATGTTGATACAATTGATCCTGATATAGCCGTTCCCTCAGCTACTAAAAATGCTCCACTAAATCCAATTGCATCTGCATCAGCTCCAGCTACTTGTTGATATGAACCTGATAATTTGATTGCAAATGATCCTGAGCCAGCATCTAATAAAACTGAATCTTCCAATACATTAGTTGTTGAACTAATATATTTAACTGGTGCTGTTGGATGAAGCACGTGTGTTACTACTTGAACTGAACCTGATTTTGCAATAATTGCTAAGGCTCCGTTTTGTAATGCATAACCATCTTCATATAAAAGACGTGTTACTGTGATTGTGTTTCCGTTACGTAAATAATCTTGAACTGTAAATGGAACATATGAGTCTGATGTATAAGATCCAAATGTTGCAACAAAGTCACTATAAGATGTAATTTTCGTAGGAATTAGGGCAGGTCCTTTTACTGTTGGACCTACGATTGCCGCTCCGATTTGTGCGACACCGCCTGGTAAAAACGATTGATCTACTTCGTTCGTAAATACGCCTGGCGATACGATTCTTTCTGCCATTAAAATACTCCTTTGATTTTACTAATAAATATAGGTTGTTATGTTCAAACCTTATTTATCAGGAGTAAACGTGCCGTCTTGAATATTGATTTGACCTTCGCCGTAACGGGCTTTCAATTCTTCAATTAAAGCATCTTCTTGTTTTCTTAATTCATTGAACTGCGTAAACTGATCTTGTTTGGCTTGTTTCAGTTGTTCTAGTTGTTGTTCAATTGCATACTCATCTATAGCAATTGCTCCTAACGTGTTTGCATTTTGTGCAAACTTTGTTTGAAGATCTTGAATTGCATTTAAATGCTCTTGATCTAATTTTCTTGTCATATAACCTTTTCTTGATATTATAATGAATTTATTTCAATAATCAAATCAAATCAATTGAAACTTGATACCCTAACGATTCGAAATGAGTTTTAGCTAATTCATGAGCTGCGTCTAATCCTTGTGTTTGCGTTGCTGGATCAATATCTCCATTTAAATTTGTTAACGGCAAATCAGTTGGTAGACTAGTTCCTGCCAAGAATGCAGCACGGTCAGCATATGTATAAAATGATATTTCCATTGCGATTCCGTTAGGTCGACAGCCGAACTCTAAACGTGTATATACGCTTGATAATTCGATTGCTGTACCTTGTACGTGTATTTGATTGTTTGATGTTGATGTTATAATTAAAGCCATGATTGTTTTCTTATTTTAAATTTATACCCTAGAATAAACTAGTTGAATATTATATATTATAAATATTAACATATTTTAAAACACATAATTTGTATTCAGGATGAGTTAATTTATTTATAATTGAATTTTTCAAAAAACCATTGATAGTTTTCTTTAATGGCATCACAATTTTGGAAACCTAAAATACTAGCATAATCTTGTACTACGGGTTTGATTACTGGTTGGATTTCATGGTCGCCAAATATTCCATGTATTATATCATTTTCATGAGTTAATTGTTCTACATTTTCAAAATCATGTTTGAAATATGGAATTTCTAGGTAACTATATATGCGTTGCATCTCTGCTTCGGGGTTTGAAGTAAAATCTTCAAATCGAACAAATAACATATGTTGATCATATCCTTGTTGAATAGCATCTTTTAACCATTCTAAAGCAGGACCTATAGGAGGAGATATAGAAAAATGTTGTAAACGTGAATCTGTTGTCATGTTTTGAAGTTGAGCTCCATTTACAATCATAGGATCCTTGTGTGGATTTTTTCTATAATTTTTTTCCATAGAAGCAAATATACCTCTTAAATCTCGAACCATAACAACAGCTTTTGCTCCAGGTTCAATAAAATTTGCAAAACGGAAATTTCCTGTCCATGCTCTACTTTTATCTACAACGTAAGGACGATCTGTTATAGCATCAAAATAACCATATAAACCAGCTTTACAAAATCCTTGAAATGCTTTTTCCATTTCTTTTGGATCTTGTGCTTTAAAAGCATCTCCAGTTGTATAAATTGTTCTTGCTGTTAATAAAAATTCAACTACACCGGAAGTTGGTGTTGAATATATTTCAGGATTTTGCATTAACACGTTTTGTAATAATGTTGATCCTGCTCTTGGGAGTGATGAATTGTAAAAAACTTTTTTTACCATTGTGTTGTAACTTTTTATTTAAAATGTATAAAAATTTTTTTAATTTTCCAAACTATTGTAACATTTTTATTTCTCTTTAATCTCGCTGGTATCGTCCAAAAGTTTCATTAAGTTGGTTTTGAGTAGTTTCATATTGAGTAACTGCTTCTTGACCATATGTTTGAATAACATATGTACGCACCTCTTGATTTTCAATTATTTTTTTTGAGTAGTCTAAATTAATTCGAACAATATCTATTCTACGGGTAGTAGCGCGTTTGTCCATAATTTTTTCACTAAGAGTCTGAGCATTCAATCCTGCTTGGTATCTTTGTGCGGGTAAATTGGATTCTGCCATAATTATGCTATATAAGTATTACCAGCTGTAATGCACATCTCAATTTCAGTTATTTGAGATTCTGTTAAAGCTTCTGTAAAAAATTCTTTTGTTAACATTAACTCTAAATGTTTAACATTTCTTTCTACATTTGATTTTTTCTTATCATCTGCTGTTTCTAAAATAAGTCTGTTAATTAGATTTACTGAATCAAATGCAGCACTAATTGCTTTTTCTGGGGTTGGTGTTTGTTTTTCCATGTTTATTTTTATTTATGTTTAAAATTAAGCTTGATACATTAATACTTTGTATAAATTACCGTTTAGATTTATTTGTAGTGTTTTATTTGAAACTAATGCTTCTGTTGTTACGGGCCCTAATGGGTATGTTGAGGAACCTAAAGCAAGTTGTCCATTATTTGTTGCAGTAGCAAGTGCTCCAAGCATAATTGAGCCTGAATAGTTACCTGATTGGGCACTATATCCTATTCCAGTATTATGATTTCCAGTTGTATTAAATTGTAAAGTGCTAAAGCCTAAAGCAACGTTATGATACCCAGTTGTGTTATATGATAATGTGTTTAGACCCAGACCAACATTGCGATACCCGGTTGTATTATAACGTAATGCATTTTCACCTAAAACAGTATTACTAAATCCGGTTGTATTGTAATATAAAGCACCCCCACCTAAAGCAACATTAGATTGTCCGGTTGTATTGGAAGATAAAGCACCACCACCTAAAGCAATATTTTGATACCCGGTTGTGTTTTTATTTAAAGCATTATAACCTAAAGCAATATTATATTGTCCGGTTGTATTGGAAGATAAAGAATTTTGGCCCACCGCAATGTTTCGAACTCCTGTTGTATTGGAAGATAAAGCAAAACCACCTAAAGCAATGTTATATATTCCTGTTGTATTATAATATAATGCACTTGTACCTACAGCAATATTGTAAGCTCCGATTGTATTGCTAAATAGAGCTCTATAACCTTGAGCTATGTTGTTATTTCCATACGTGTTATATAATAAAGCCTCATGACCTATAGCAATGTTATATATTCCTGTTGTATTTGAATATAATGCACGAGAACCTAAAGCAATATTATTGGTTCCTTCAGTATTTGAATATAATGCTTTATAACCTTGAGCAATATTACGATTTCCTGTTGTATTTGAATATAAAGCATTTAATCCTAAAGCAATATTTAAATCACCTTCAGTATTATTTCTTAATGTACTATATCCTAAAGCAATATTATTAGCTCCTAACGTGTTAGCTCTTAATGAAGATGCTCCTAACGCAATATTATCATATCCAACTGTATTTGCTAGTGATGAATTAGCTCCTAAAGAAATATTTCCTGTACCTGTTGTATTTGATAATGATGATCTAAATCCTAAAGCAGTATTATTAGTTCCACTATAATTGTATCGTAAAGCTGTTGTTCCTAAAGCAGTGTTGTAATTTCCAGTTGTATTGTACTGTAATGAATTATATCCTAAAGCTAAATTTCTATTTCCAGTTGTATTAGAATATAAAGCTCGTTGACCTAAAGCTATATTGTTATTTCCTGTGTTGGGGTTATCTTTATTACCTAGTGCTTCAAGTCCAAAAGCAATATTGTAATTTCCTGTAGTATTTGATTGTAGAGAATTTGGGCCTAAAGCAACATTACTATTTCCTGTTGTATTATTACGTAAAGAATTTACACCTAAAGCTGTATTAAAATTACCTTCAGTATTATTTCTTAAAGCATTTTGACCTAGAGCAATATTGTTTGTTCCTGTTGTATTATCGTATAAGGCACTTGAACCTAAAGCAACATTGTTGTTTCCTGTTGTATTAAAGCCTAAGGTGCTTGCACCTATAGCAATATTTGTTGCAATGCTGCTACTCCCTAAACCTAAAATTAGGCCATTGATTGAACCTGTTACTCCTAAAGATCCAGTAATTTCACTATTACCTTGTGAACGAAAGCCGTTCTTGATTATAAATTCGTTTGGCATAATTAAATCTTTTCCCTATCCAAGATTTGGTTTATTATAAATATGTAATTACATACTTCTGATGATTGTTTTTACGGACCATGCTGCGGTTGTTGCAGATGCTGATACAATCATTGAGCTTGCAGATACACTCATTCCGAATGTAATTGCTGAAGTTGAGCCGAAGTCTGTAGTGGTAGTTTCCGTGTAGTTTACTGCACTTCCGGACCAGATACCCATTAATTGCCCCGCCCTAGCATTCGAACCACTACGTGCTGTGTAATCAATAAATACGCCATCATATGAGGCAGTCGGGAAAGCATATATAGTTGTTGTACCAACATTGACTGTTGAGTTAACACTTGTAAATAATGCTAGTGATGAAGTAGCTCCTATCATCATGTTGCTAGCAGTTACATTGAATAAACGTGATTCATCTCCAAGCCAAACTACAGTACCGTTTCCTGTACGGATGTGTGGCCTTGTATTATTAGTTAATGATCCAGTTGATGCATATAATTGAAAGGAACTTGATATGTTATTAGTTGGGGCAGATCCTGTGATTAGAGCTAAAACGTTTTTTCCGTTTCCTTGAGTTATTCCTCCTAGAGTCCAGTTTTTACCAATATAGTTATAGTAAACAGCATTGTTGCTAGATGTATCACCACCGGTTTGAACAAATCCACTATCATTCGTACCTTGTGAAATAGCTGTCCATGCGGCCATTGTTTGTCCAGAATTTCTTCCGGTTGGGACAGATCCTGTACCTAATAATAAAGTGTGGGTTGCACTAGTTACACCAATTAATCCAAAACCAAATTTAATATTACAAAATCTATCTATATCTAAATTGAATGAAGCATTATCAAAATAAGCAAATGGGATACTTGTACTACCCCCATTTCTAATGTTAAATAAATGGCCTACTCCAGCTGGAGTTGTTGTTGAGCCAATAAAAACATCTTGAGTTCCTAATACAGTTAAAATATTAGCACTATTAGCACTATTTCTAACTCTAAATGCTACATCTGTTGATAAAGCACCTGCTGCTTTAATATCAACCATTGCTGCAGGTGCAGTTTGACCAAATCCAGAAAATCCTCGTTGTGTAACTATTGCATAGTTACTAACACCATTAACAACATCAAAATACCCACCATAATTAGTCCCAGAACCATATGCATTTGATCTGATTCCGTAATGTGCACTAGTTGTACTTCCTCCATCTGCAGTTGTTGTAACACCCGTAGAAGAAACGCCAGCACCTGCTAAATTATTAATTCTAGAAAGGACTTCAATACCTTTGCTTGTATTTGCGCTTAAATTATTTGCTACATATATTCCGGTTGTTCCACCTTCAAAGTATGCATTGTATTGTTTTGTACCAGTCAATGTTAAACCAGCATTTGAATAAATAGTACTACCAAATGCTGCTGTACTATCACCATTTATTTGAAGTAAATTTGCACTATTTGCACTATTTCTTACGTTAAATATAGTAGCTGCACTAGCTGTATAAGCTAGTATTGAAGCACTACCAGTTACTCCTAAACTACCAGTTATTAAAGCAGAACCTGTAAATGGAAATGCCGGTGAACTAGGAGCAAATGAAGCGCTTAGTGCTTGAGTTGCATAACTTGCTGTTCCTAAAAGTGATCCTGTAAATGATGAAGTGATTGATGATGCGGTAACGTTAAATAAACGGGATTCATCTCCGAGCCAAATTGTAGTTCCATTTTCTGTAATAAAATATGGTTTTACATTTCCAACTGATCCAGATGCCCATATTTTAAATGTATTTGGTGATTGAACAGGGAGAGATCCTGATTTAAATCCCATCCAGTTAGAACCACTAGTATTTGAGTAGGACGAATCCATTATGTCATAACCAAGTAATAAATGATTTATATTATTTGAACGAAACGATAAACCTGCTTTATTTCCAGTAGTAGCATAACTTCCAAACATAAATGTATGTGGTAATTTAGCATTACCACTAGTTTCTGTCATACCATTACCAATAGCTATTACATTATTGTTTGTAGCACCAGAACCTCCAATTGAATTTGAATTCCCAAATATTAATGAATTGCTTCCTGAATTACTTTTTCCAACTACAATTCCATTAGTATGATTGTTGTTATATCCTACTATTATACCACAGCTGCCAGCTGAAGCTGCTGTATTTCCTTGTCCAATTACTACTCCATCTTGTCCACTAGCATCGTTGTTATATCCTACACTTACTGTTCTTAAACCAGAATTTCCAGATCCTATAGCTATAGCAGCTTGTCCTGAGGTTGTTGAATTTATTGCTATTCTTGAGGTATCTGCTAAATATGCTAAATTTAAAACTCCATCTCCTTGTATTGAAGCAAGGTTAACGGTATCTGCGCTATTTCTAACTCTAAATGCTATGTCTGTGGATAATGCTCCTTGTGCTAAAACATCTAAACGAGCTGTTGGAGTTAATTGTCCTATACCTAAATAACCACTACTATTCATAAATGCTCTTACAACACCATTAATCATAATGTTGTGTTGATTAACAGCATTATAATTTATGTTATAAGCAGCATATAAAGCTAATGAATTACCTGCAGCTGTTATTTGAGTAACTCCGGTTTGGCTACTTAAATATGTTGAAAAACCATCTCCTACTAATGCACTTGCTAATGTAAATTCTTTATTACCTTTAATCTGAAGTAAATTATCTGTATTTGCTGAGTTCCGTATAGTAAATATATTAGCAGAACTACCGGTAAAAGCAAGTATCGAAGCACTTCCCGTTACACTTAAACTACCGGTAATTCTAGCGCTACCAGTAAATGGGAATGGTGGGATGTAATTATCTAGATATGATGCTGTTAATGCATATGAAGAACTTGTTGGTACTCCATTTTGCCAAATGCCTGAATCGTATATTAATGCTTGGCCATTTGTAGGACTAACAATTGAAACATCTGTTAAATCATCTAAATTGCTTAATGCTATTCCACCGCCACTGCCTTGTCCACTACCTCTAAATAAACCTCCGTTTATTATAGAGTTATTTGCGGTGTCAGCTATATTGGATGCATTTCCTTTTAATACTAGAAATCCTACGAATGTTGTAAAATCAAAAGTATCGCCTTCAGTAAATGGATCTGTTGGTAGATATTGAAGTGCATTTAATAAAGATGTATATCGTGCTTGACCGTAATAGACGTATAGTACTCCGGTTTTTGGATCTATAAATACACGTTGAATTGTCCAGTTACCACTACCCACACTAGCTAATGTGCCATCTCCATCTCTATCATATTGTGTAGGATTAACAACTGTATAAAAGTTTCCTGCATTAGTATCAAACTCAATAGCAGATCCGGATCTTTGAACACGAGCTAAGCTGGCAGTTGCTTGTGATGGTGTTGTTATTTGGGATGGGAACTCAGGATCATTTTGATAAAATCCACCATGTATAAAAGAAGTACCAGCTCCGACAGATAATCTTAAACTACCGGCTTGACCCGTCAACCCATATCCTGACATCTTTAGTGGCCCAAATGCATCTACGAAATTTGATATTTGTGATATTTGATCGTATGCTGTTTGTACTCCTCCACCAAATGCAGATACTTGTGTGTAGTCGAAATGACCTACTGCTCCTAATGGTATATAGGTGTGGTACTGTTGTGATGTAAATCTAGTTGACTGTTGCTGTAAAGTTCCAGTATTATCAATATATAAATAGGTTACTTGCTGAGTTGCAATATTTGCAATACTCTGTGTGATTGCGTTCCACGTGACATACTCTATCATAGGCGAAACTTCAGATCCAGTTGTTGCATTATGTTCGGCTATAATACCACTACCAGGAGAAACAAAAACGTTGCTTCCGCTATATGTAACGGCACCGCCGTATAATAATCCAGTTTCTAAACTACCTTCAATCCATTTCCACTTTACAAGATTTCCATTTTGACGAACATATAAATCATACCCTAATGCTGTATTAGAACTACTTTGAAATAAAACTGTTGAATCTAAATCTGAACCTGATGGGTCTGGATCTTGTGTTGGGTCTAGCTTTAAACTACCAGATAATATAATTTGCTGATGTAGTGAGTTAACATATGATGCTGATACCGCATTCAATACATAACTAGCAGTTTGTGCTGTTTGCACATATGAAGCTGTTACACTATTATTAGCCCAACTTGCCGTGCCCGTTAACAATCCGGTAAATGATCCAGTAAATGATCCGGTTCCATAAGATGCAGTGAATGCATTAAATGATGCCGTTGTAACAAACGAGCCAGTATTGATACTAGACCCTCCTGCATTCGCTGCATATGATGCAGTTACGGCATAGCTTGATGAAATATTATATAAAGAACCTGTTTGTAATTGTCCAGGTTTAAACTGTCTTCCCATTATGACCACCTTCCATTTATAATTACCGTATCGGTGGATTCTATAGGGTAACCTAACATGGCAGTATCAAATACGATTGTTTGCGTAGCAACGTCGTTGGGTGTCCAAGTATATAATTGTTTATCAATGTATTGACCATTAATGTACACATCAAATTCATTTTTTGTTGCAACTAAGAATGTTACGGGATTAATTGCTGCGTAAGCATTAACCGTTACTGTTGTTGCATTTGAATATGTAGCTTGTTGGTCTGTTAATGTCGTTAAATAATTCATAACTGCAGGTGTAACGGCGGCTGTTGTTGCGCCAGAGACTGATATTGATGCACCTGTACTAGCTAATCTTAAAAGTTGTTGAGGAACAACAGTTGTACTAAATAAATCAACATCAACATCGACAGACTGATCAAATGTTAATTGTTTAACTGAGTACATTTTTCTTAAAGTAGATCGACGAACTTCTTGTTCTGATAATAAAGTTCCTAGGACCGTTAATGGAATAGTAGCTCGTACTATTCGATCTTCCCCCGTAGTATTCATTGTTTCGAAATTAATTGAACCAATTGTAGTAGTAAATTTATTTGTTTCATTGCCCCAAGCAAATCGACCATATGGCATAATTTGATCAATTACTGAGTTTAACTGCGTAGTAAAATCACACCATATCATCATATCATATTCGATAGTTACATACTTAGGAATATCTGCTATGTAAATTTTTTCTGATGATGCTGGAGTATTAGTAGGCATCGGGAAGAATGTATCTTCGTATCTATTTCGTTCATTGTATTTAGATTTATAGATACGAACATTTTCTGACTGTGGTCTATTAACATCTAATGTTTTAACTGAGTCTCTTTCCGTGATACTGTTTCGCTTCAACATAATTAGTGGAGATTGAAGCATTCCTTTTTCATCACGTAAATATCCTAATCGTCGTACGTTATCCCATTTTTCACCATTAGCCCAAATTGTTGGTATTGTTATAGTTGTTTTATTTGATTGAACTTGTGGCCGTATTTCATTATCAACAAACCATTTAATTGCATAATCAATATCGTATGAAGTACGTTTTGGAGTACGAATAACATCATCATCACATAAGCTATCCGTACTTGTTGGATTAGGCTTATTAGTTTTTCTGTCGATATTTTCCCTATTCAATCTAGGCATTATTGTCCTTTATATGCTGGTGCGTTATTATTACCACCTCTTCGAATATCTTTAATTCCTTGTGGAGTTTGTCTTGTTGCGTGTGCATCACATAATACAGACACGCTATAACCATGTTGAGATCCGTTTGGCCATGTTTCTGGGTTTTTGCCTAGAAAATACTGATTTGCGTCAACATTATCAAGTTCATAATATTCATTGTCCCAAAATACAATGTCTCCTACTTCAGGGAAGAACCCAGCATTTTCCAATAAATCTCGAGATAATGCAAATTGTGCTGTACGAGTATATGTGTGTCCATAATCATCCATAGATGATGTTTTACCTTCTTTTGTAATTAAACATGGAAGTAATAATGAATTGTAAAATGCTTTTGATTCTGATTCGCCATACATGTTCGAATCGCTAGCTTCAACTATTAGTTTGAAGAATTCAATCTCAGTATCAACGATTGCATTTAATAGTTCTGAATTAATTGCTGCTAAAAAGCGCGCATCTCTAATTCCTCCAAATAGTGCCATATCTTATCTCCTTTATCCAACATAAATTTTTAATGGAACTTTTGCAAGAATCTCATTCATTTGAGTCGCTTCTGCATTTTGTCTTGTTAACATTTGTTCTTTAGTTAATTTATCTAAAAATTCTCGCAATTGTGTAATTAGTGCATCTTTTTCAGATTGACCTTGTGATACTAATTCTGCTCCATTAAGTGTTACTTCTGAGTTCGGGATTGGAATTGTACTATATTTTCCACGAACAAATCCTAACATTTCTTTTGCTAATGCCGATCCGTATTTAATAATCCACGCACGCCCCATATCATTAATGCTACTGTATGTTTGATATGTATATGGTATATTAGATGCGTCACTTACCGCACCGTTTATAAGAGCTGTATTGCCGAATAAAAGTGCATCATTGTTTTTGTCTTCTTCGAATATATATTCGACCCAAACTTGACCGTAGAATATATTAGATGCTGTAGCACCTGCTCCTGATGACGGTACCGGCCAAAACTTGATATCATCGCCATGTATCTCAAATGTGTAATGTGACTTACGTATTTGATCATTAAACTCAATAGCTTGCAAACGCATTAAATCTGCGTGTATTGGCATCATCATAAAACTAATAGAAGGCGAAAATCCTCCGAAGTTAAATGAATCAAGTAATTGTTGCGAGCCTAATCCTGTTCCAACAAATGGATCAAAATATCTAGCAATTGCCGGCGGTGGATTATGAAGTACACGTTTTACTTCAATTGAACTTGTATTTGTTAAAGCTATATTATTAACAGCTAATGATGCAGATACCGCAGCACGCAAACTATATGTCTGCTGGCCAGGTATCATATCTATCTTAACTTTTTTCCATTTAACAGTACCGCCCGAGTCAGCTTCTGTACCATATGCTTTTGAAAGTTTAGAAATATATCCAAATGAATTTCCTACATTATGTCCTGTGAAACTAGAGCCTGACATAAATCCTGACCCTGTTTGAATTCCTAATGTATTCATCAAATTGTTAACAATGTTAACTTGATTAATTTGATTTGAATATTCCATCACAGCAGCTTCAAATGCTGTATAGAAGTTTATATCTTTAAGTTCAACATCAGTAATAGGGTATCCAACGTGTTGTGCAGCATATTTTGCGAAGCTATCAGCATGTTGTTGAAACATTGGATCATTATCAAAAAATCCAAAAGGCGTAGATCCTGTTGTAAACGATGAACTTCCTGGCCATATTGGCTTATTTTGACTGTAATCCATTTAAGTATTCCTTTTATATATAAATACCGTTATTAATCATTTAGACGATTCAAAATATCATCTAAAGCTTCATGTCGGTGATTATCTATTAAAATGATTTCATTTACCCATTTTGAGTCTCGCAGTTTAGGAACTTCATGTGTTGCAGAATCATTTTTAAATTTTAAATCCACTTGATATTTGTCACCACATAAAATCATAATGCTGTCTTTCCCTAAACGAGATAAAACCATTTTTAATTGTTCTTTTGTTAAGTTTTGAAATTCATCTACAATACAAACTGCATTGTCAAATGTTCTTCCTCGGAAGTGTGCTAATGAAACTAATTCAATATTTTCTTCCTTTTCCATTTTTTCTAAAAGTTCTGGTTTATTATAAACCTTGCGCATATTGCTACGAATTGGTACTAACCATGGTTCCATTTTTTCTGTAAGTGACCCTGGCAAGAATCCATTATCCTCGTTTGACACAGTTGGACGTGTTATGATAATTTTATTAACTCGACGTTTAAAAAACATATCTAACGCAATCTGAACTGCTAACAATGTTTTACCCGAACCAGCTTTACCTAATATAAAATTGAAAGGTGTTTCAATAATTTTTGCTTTTGCTTCTTTTTGTTCTTCCGACAATGTAATTGAAAATTTAATGTCATTCTTTGGTGGAGTTTTCTCCTTGTTCGGTGTTGCCATAATAACCTTTTGTTTGTTAAATTAAAATAATTTTGTAAGTGTAGATTCTAAAAGTGTCATGTCTTTTAAAGTCTCAATTTTCCCTAAACACGCTTTGCGAAGTTCTAAAAAGGTATGTCTCGGCGGATGTGGTGTCATAACCTTGATTGTAATTAATTCTTTGTCGGCTCCTAAATCTCGTTCAATATGTACCATTAGTACTAAACTAATTGCACGGATACGATCTAAAACATCTACAAGTCTCCCATCGTAACGGATATTTGCTTGCATTGAATATTTGTTATGCGGTACTGCCATATATTTCTTTTAATATAAATATTCGAACAGTAAGAAAGGGATAACATTTCTGCTATCCCTTTGAGTGTAATACTAAATTACTTTAATATTATAGAGTGTTTAATCCGTGTACGTAAACTTTACCGTAGAATTCTGAACGAACTACTTTTTTCGCGTAACGAGTCATAACCCCTTTACGTGGTGTGAAGTTAACTGGATCATATACTAATGGTGTCATGATCAACGGAATATAAGGGCTAAATACTGCTCCTGTTTCTAAGAACTGTGCTCCTCTGAATCCCATTAAGATAACATTCTCTTGCATATATGGGTTTTTATAAACTGTGTAACGATTATTAATCGCACCAATTTTTTGAACTCCAGCTGCAAATTCCATTTTAGTACCATCTGTATCAGCAGCAAATCCTGGGATAGATTCTAACACAGTTGCAACTGATGGACTTGTTACTAAGAAGTTAGCACCACCTCTTAATGTTTTTTGGTGAATTTTGTTAGATACTTTTTGAAGTTTAGTACCTAATGTTTGGAACCATCCACCTTGAGTGTTATAGAAACCATCACCTAAACCTGTTGCAGAAACTGCTCCAGCTGCTACTTGTTCAAATGCCGTACCGTTCCAAATTGTATTGTTACGTGCTGACCAATACTCAGTTGTTGGTGCTGCAGAGATTAACATATCTAAAATCTCTAAATCGATTTCCATAGAAACGTATTCAGACAACATAGAAGTTAATTCAGCTTCAGCGTCAATTGAGTGATAAGCATTTAAATCTTGAGCAAACTCAGGAGTCCAAACAGCTTTCAACTTACGTGTTTTAGCAACGATTGGCTCTGATTGCATTTCCAAGTTGATTTCTGGAATATTAATATCAGTTCCCTCATTGATTCCTGAAGTTCCGTATGACGTTCCTTTGAAAGGATTTGTGTCTTCAAAATCACCACGAGTTGTATCAACCGGTTGTTTCGAATAATTTAATTTCAATGTACCTGCTGAGATTGAAGCACTTACTGCAGTTAATTGTGCATTAGTTACAACGAATGATGCAGTGTAATTGCTATTAATTGTTGAAAATGCTTGTACCGGTACAATTTCTACAGATCCTGATAAGAATGTAAATGAACGAACTGCATAAAGATCTGCGTTAGTAGGAACATTAACGGTTACCATTTTATAGCTAGCTGATCCAGAATATGCAGAGTCACCATTAACTTGCGCTGCTGTTGGAGTAGATCCAGTTAATGCAGTTACAATTGATGATGTTTCGTTGATTGAGTAACCAAAACGACCTGCACCATAAAGACCTCCCGATGGATCATTTGATGTAGTTGTAACACCAAACATAGAGTCATCAGCGTTAGGAGAACCAAATGGATCACCCGTACGGTTGTTGTTGTCAGCGTCAAATCCTGGTTGAGCTGTACCATATTTAAAATCTAAGTAAAATACTAGACCTGATGGCAAGTTCATTGGTTGTACTGATACGAATTCTTTTGCTGCAAATTCAGCGAAAATACGACGTACTAATGGTAAAGCAACACCAGCCCATTCTTCAGATCCAGCTGAAGTTCCTGTTGCAGACGCTTCTTTTACTAATTGACGTGCTTGATTTTCAAGCAATTGCGCCATACCTGCTTTTTCAGTCTCAGTTCTAAGACCTTCTAGCAATCCTGTCTTCTCCCATTTAGTAACTGCTAATTTAGCGTTATTTCTTTGAACGAAGTCATTTGTTTGTAATAAATTTGAAATTGACATTTCTTTTTTCCTTGTTTTTAAATGTTATAGCAATCCTGCTAATTTTTTCCAACGATTAGCTAATTCAAAGCCTTCTGTAATTACGGTAGATTCTTTTTTAGGAGCCGTTGTTGCAGTTGGTTTAGATGCATACGATTCTTTAACTACACGTTTTTTAGCAGTTGGACGTTTGAATGATTCAGCTAACGTACTAAATACTAATTTTACTTCTCTTGTATTACCAGCGCGATCAAAGTTTTCAATTACTTTCATTTTTTGACCTTCTGACAATTCAAAATTGCGGAACAATTTGTTTGTGTAAAGAAGTTTTGCATTTAATAAATTAACTTCACTAATAATAGTTTTCAATTGACGAACCGTATTATACGCTTCTTCTAATTCAGCTTTAGTTTCTGTTAATTCTTCGTCTGCAGTGTCTGTTGACGGAACATCAACATCTACATCTTCTTCTTCACGCAAGATTGATTCAATGATTTCGTCGATATTAAAATCTTCTTCTAACTCTTCTTCGTCTTCTGGCATTTCTTCTTCAACATCCATTTCGTCTGCTTCAGTTAAGTCACCTTCTAATTCACGAATAATTGCTTCAAGATTTAAATCTTCATCCATCTCGTCATATCCTTCATTGTATTCATCCTCAGGATTCTCTTCTGGCATATCATTTGCTGGCATATCATTTGCTGGCATCTCTTCGCCTGCTAATTCATCGCCTTCTAATTCATCACCCATTGGATTACCTACTTCAGCATCATATGATTGACCACCTACTTCAAATGAAATATCGTTGTCTACCCAATTGACACCTGATTCATCGTCTTCTTCAGCTCCCATATCCATGTCCATGTCCATTGCTGGTTCTGCTGGTACTTCTTCTTCACTATCAAGTTCATTCTCGATTTGATCTGAAATCATACGTTGGATACGAGGTGCAAAAGCTTCTTGAAGCGCGATTTTTGCGTTTGCTAATGCAGTTTCTTTTACAGCACGAGCATCTGCGATTGCTTCTTTTAGCAAATCTGATTTTGCCATTTGTTTACTCCTAAATTTTGTTTTTTGGAAATAAGATTATTTGAAATCTTAATAGAATATTTTTTTTGTTTTTGTTGACGCTATATAAAGACTGAATAGCGTATTCTAAAATAAATATAAGCAAAAATAAAAAACCAGTAAAAAAGCCCCAACTTTTTAAGAAGGGGCTTTAATTCGGTCTTATTTCTAACGTCGTAGTCGTGTATAAGATCTTATTTTGAATGCAAATCTCTTACCATTTGCATGAATTGTGCGTGTTGTAATTGTTTTCTTTTTCTAACGCCAGGCTTAATAAATTCTTTGCGTTCTTTAGTTTCTTCAAGGATTCCTGCAGATTTAACTTTGCGTTTCCATGCTTTTAAAGCGTGTGCTAAATCTTCTCGCTGCGTTCCTACTACTTGAACTGCTAGTGAATTACCTGGTACAATTTGTTGATGTTGTTTTGCTTTTTTACTCATATAACTTTATTTGATTTTTTATAACTGTGGTTGTTGTGGTTTAGCTTGTTCACCTCTTACATTGAACCGAAAATGTTTTACTCCCGGACTTTGTGACACATACCCTTGAATACGTTGTGCTTCTTTTCCTGGGTTCTCTCCTAAACGAAAATACACATAAGCGCTTTTCCCTGTTCTAGATAATTTTTTAGTTACAACAGTAAAGCCTTTTTTCTCAGCCCATTGTATAATATCCATTAATGTTTGTTTTGCCATAGCAGGATCATTCATTACCATTTCAACTCCTCCGCGGTATTCAGTAATGTGATTATCTAAACGAGCTTCATCAACTAACTTTACATTGATTCCTTTTTTAGCTAATTCTTCAGCCTTCTTAGGATCTTTAACTGATATACTTCCCGTTTCTGTTTGTTCAGTTAATCCAAAAAACTCTTTATATAATTTTTTTAGTTTATTCATTTTATACCTTTAATATAAATAAAATTTTGCAAACGTCCAAATTAATTGACATCATAGTAACGACTCAATCCAGTACCGATATTTTCATATGCCATACTTAATCGTTCTTGCAATTGTTTCATTTCGCGACATGTTTCTTCAAACATTGCATAATCTTCGTGAAGACGTTTAAATGCTTTTTTGTGTGCGACGTCTGTTAACCAATCTCCACTTTCGGTCATGATTTTTTCTCCGCGTTCAACAATGCTTTTTACTCGTTCTACTAATTCTTCTAAATTTGCTTTACCATATACAGATTCGCCTAGAGCTGAGAAGTTTTTTAATTCTTGTAGGAATGCATTTCTTTCCTCTTTTGACATTGGTTGTGGCTTATCTTCTAAGATTGTTTCCAATATAAATTTTAAATTTGGTGTTTTCATATTATATCCTACATTTTCCATCTTCACATAAAATTGATGTAATGATGCTGTTAACTTTATTATATTTATTCGTGGTATTCATTTTACCAACTGATTCGTGCATGTGCGTAGGGCGCATAAAAGCCCCATGCGTTGATGGATTAGATACGAAGTCCCAACATATTAATTCAAAGTCTTCTTGTACCTCAACCGTTCCTTCGCTACGTAACTCTTTAACAGATCCTAATCCACGAGATGAAATTCCTAATGTAATTCCAGCTTTAAATAATTCCTTAAGGATTTTTCCCGACGGAGTTTCTAAAATCTGAACAGCTCCTTTTAAATCATCGCCATCCCACCATATTTTCAAAATATTATGAGATACATTGTTTAAGTTTACTACAGATGATTCTGGGTGGTCTAATTCTCCTAACGCTCTATGTTGCGATATGTATTCTTGTTCATATCTACGACATTCTCTTTCTAGTATATTTCTAGGATAGATACGGCCGTTTTGATTTTTAGCTCCAGCTCTTTGTAATACACCTTGCACAACAAATCCACCAGGTATTCCATATGCAGCACCACTAGATTCATTTAATGAACCAATTGGAATAAACGGCATATATTCTACTAAACGTTGTTTTGTCATGTTTTTATTCTCCTAATGATCTTACTCGTTCTGATATTTTAATTAATCGTTCCGATATTTTTGTTAATGCCTTTGATGCTGCTGGACCATATTCTGTTGCAGCAACTCCAGCTTCAGTTTTTAATCGTGTTGTGTGTCCTATAATAGTTTCAATTTCATGAAGCTTCTTAGCAATTTCTCGAATTGAATCTTTTACTTTATGTGATGGTTTAATATCACCTTTTTTATAATCACGATATCCTTCAATAAGTTCTAAATACTTTTTTTCAAGAATATCTTCAGCAGTAATTTTTTTCTGATCGCGATCTTTTTTATTTGCAGTTCCAGGTGATTTACTTAAATCTTTAGATGGATATTCTACTTCTTTATTCCACCAAATTTTTTCATCGATAGCGAATGGAAATTTATCATTTTGAACTTCTTCATCAAATTCTACTGTTTGATAATGTCCGGGTTTATATTTCTTTGACACAGGTTCTGCAGATTCATATTTAATGTTTTTGCTTTTCCATTTACCTGGTTTAGCAAATGCTGCTGGAGTATTATATCCAGCTATAGCTCCCGTTACGTTTTGTTCGTCAAGGTCTTCCGGATTACAAATCTGGCAATCAGGCTGTCCGCAGTCACATGTTTCTTCATGAACTTGGAATTTTTCATCCATTTCTCTTAACAATGATTTCATTAATGCATCTCCTTTAAT